GTTCAGTAGGAGTGTAAGCAATTAGGTATGCTGCCTGTTAACTTGGAGCACGGTGTATGGGGTGGTACTATGGCAGGCGAGCGATTGCTTCTTGCTAAAGTGCCACTTCATAATACTTCCCTACGAAATGCAGTATCCTTTGCTAATAAAGTAAGGGCATTGGAGGCTAAATGAAACGCATGTATCTGATACCACTAGCAACGCTAGCCTTATTGTTAGTTGCTATCCCTGCTTTAGGACCTAAGCCCGTTGAACATAAGCAACGCGCTTGGACTAAGATGGATAGCCTAGCGTATGCTAATGACCGACTAGTAGTGTGGTCAGACAAACAAATGACCTGCCTAAGCAGGCTATGGGGTAAAGAATCTGCATGGAATCCTAAGGCTAAAAACAAATACAGTAGTGCCTTTGGTATACCACAGATACTTAAGTTAGAACATTCCCTATCGGCAGCGCAACAAATAGATAGAGGTTTATCCTATATCTATTACCGATACGACACACCATGCAACGCATGGAAACACTGGCAAAGAAAGAAGTGGTACTAATGGGTGATGAAATAAGTATACATCAGTTACGACCCACTGACTATGAGAACGCTATGGATATACGTGGTACTGCTACCACTGTATGTCCATGTGGCTGTGATGTATGGCGTGTCTTAGTTAAATGGGATGAAGAAGAGAAGGCAGTAGGTATGTACTTCTTAGATATGGAGTGCGCTCAATGTGGCACTCTTGCTACCGCACCGACACCAGATGAGGACGATACTGATGCCGACCTATGAATATAAATGTGCAAGTTGTTTTACTATGATCGAGCAAGAACGTAGCCTACATAGTGAGGCTATAGCCCCTACTTGTTGCGGTGCTAGCATGATTAGACAATGGAATAGTACCGCTGTACACTTTAAGGGTACCGGATTCTATAAGACAGGTGGATAATGGAACTATATAATCTCACACCAGACGAGAAAGAATTATTTAAGAAGGATCACCCTAACATGACCGAGGGTGAGTACTTCGATCAGGAGTTTGGTGAATTGCTATGGTCTGATCCGGCGGAGTTAGATTCTTCTCCTTCTACCGGCTCAGAATCCTCATCACGATAGGGTTTGAACCCACCTATCTTGTTAATGATACGCTTGATAGCACGCTTGTGCCGCATACGTGCGGCATCTGCGCTGCCTATCTCCATAGCGGTAGCAATTTCATCAAAGTCCATTGACTCAGCGTATCGGTAGAACAATAAGCGTCGATCGTCCTTGCTTAGATGCCAGTATGCTGAGTCAACTTCTATTAGCATGGCCATAAGATTACCGCCCTCTGACGGGGCAGACGGACGACCCGGACGACCAAGATTTAATACCTGAGTGATGTTCATCTCTCCTCGTATGACGGCAGGAAGTAATGCTTCCACCATATCAGCCTCGTAAAAGAATAAGTCTGATGTTTCATACCCACTTAACTTTGCTTTCCACTTCTGACAATAATCTAATGCTTGATTGCGTAAGGATTTATAGATAAGATTCTTAGCATCCTTCTCGCCTATCGCTTCCCATTCATCTAACTTATTTGGGTGCTCGACGAACCATTGGTACAATGACTGATGGATATCATCATACTCTACTATCTCATACTTCCTATGATAGTCAGAGGCGACAGCCTTTACAATATAATCCCAAGGTTCAATGCGCGACCACTCTATCATTATAGTTTCCTTATCCATACCTGTGCGTTTACCACTAGAGTTTCATATTCTTTATCGTGACGGTCAAGGAACAAGTCTATACCCCATGCAGGTGCATGTTGAAGTGGTAAGTCTTGACCCCATGTGTAATCATCAAATGCCATAATGCCACCTGACTTAAGCAACGGCCAAGATAGTTCGGCATCCATCAGTACACCTACAGTTGTATGGTCTGCATCTATGTAGATGAAATCGTATGCTTCTAATAGAACACTATTGACTTTGATAAGAAAAGACACACTGGTACTAGCGATTGGAGTGATAGGTAAGTCTCTAGTCCTGCTCTTGTAGTATTCCCATACCTTATCGAAATCTATAGACTTGTGTGCTTCCTCGTTACTGCCTTTCCAAGTATCAACATCAGTTAGACGTGAGTCTTTACCGGTCAATATATTCTCTGCTAGCCACACGCTGGCATCACCTGTATATACACCTAGTTGTAGAAACTTTAAGTTAGGTTTACCTTTGAATTTTTTAAGGTACTTAGTAAAGTTATCTTGTGCGCCCATAGCAAACCAATTAGGATACTCTATCATTTAGATTATACCATCCTTTACAATTTGAGCAGCATGATGATAAGTCTTAGCCCTTACAGCAGTATCATTAAAGTTATATTCATTACTTATCATTGCGTAAGTTGCTTGTCTTTCCAACTCTAATGCTATTTGATTACGAATAAATCTTTCAAATCTAGCCATATCAAAATCTTTAAGAGATGTTTTTCCTTCTGTATCAAACTCGGTGCTCATCGACCCCACACCTTCCCATTGACTACGAAACTTCCATCCTTCTGAATAGGAATCAAGTGCGGTGTTACTGTATTGCCATCTACATACAAGATACCAAAGCCTTGCTGCCATGAGAATAAGCCAGCCTTGATATACTTGGCTTCCTTGTATGACATTAAGTTACCAACTTCCATACCCCATACAGTCTTGGGCTTACCGCCCATGTATGACTGCGTGTAATGGGTCAAGCCCATGCGGTGTGTATGTCCACATACTACAGACATGCCTGCCTTCTTAGCCAAGCCTAAGGCTGTCATGCCCCCAGTAGGATTCATTGATCCTTCGTCCCCGTGTAGGAGAATCCAACCGGGAGCAAGTTGATAAGGGTTGCGATGATAGGTAGTACCTATGTCGTCCAACCGTAGGAAGTTCTCAATATTTAATTCGGGCAATCCAAGTAAGCCCGGTGCTCTCATCATTACTGTATTGAATAACCTATCAGTATGATTCGATCTAATCATATGCTTTACCTGTAGAGATTCTAAGATGCGTGTTGTCTCATCTCTATCTCTACCTATGCTACGCTCAAACTCTAGTGGTGTACCCTTAGCCCACTTAGATATCGTCTGCATATCCATCTCATCGCCAACTGATACCACCTCATCAGGCTTGAACGCCTTAATAAACTTAGCAAGATTGGCTACTGCACGCTTATCATGATACGGTACTTGAAGATCGGATACACATACGATTACCTTCATTACTTACCCCATTGTCCTCTCAGGACTAGCAATCCTATGATTGCATAGTTAGCCATGTCCTTGAATGAATCTTCAAGTGGCTCAAAGTTTGGTTCATTACTATGTAGGTTATTAATCCTTGCTAACTTGTCGTGCATTCGCACACGCAATCCATTGATCGCACCACCGGGTGCATCCATAATATTCTTAGTGCCATAGTCTTGGTGCTTACGCAACAACAACTCTTCTAACTCTTGGAATGTTTCGTTGACTACAGTTTCGAATTCAGTAACGGGATCGTAATCGTTACCGTCAAAGAATCTTCGCTCCGTCCAACCTTCGTCAAGTTGAGCCCGTGACCTCTCAACCACTCTAATATTTGCCATACTTCCTCATCCCCTATTCTCATCCTCTGCCTTTAATAACTCTTGTAGTCCCTGATCGAAGTCAGCCATCTCGGTATTGATTACTATGTCTTGCACCATCTCGCCTATTAATTCGGGATGGGTTTCTGCTGTATACAACGTCATGTAGGTGGACTGGACTATCTCTTTAATAGTATCTGTCTCACCCCTAAGTGCATGTCCATATAGGCAACGCAACAATGAGCCTATCATCAATGAAAATCCACTAGGTAAAATCAATGAAGGATCGAATGGCTCATCATCATCTTCAAGCAAATGATCTACCGCTTCGAACACATTCTTAAAATGCCACCCACATTCAGGGCATTTAGGTATCTCTTTATCCATTGATCTTAGCCTTCTCCCTAATATAATCTGCACCATACTTTACATAGGCTGAGTTAACATCTTCACCATCAGCAAACTGTACTATAGTAACAGGCAACTCGCGTGCTAGCGACCTAGCAAATTCCGTGCCCGGTTGATCGCCGTCCGCAAAAATAAAGACTCTTTCAAAGTCTGCCAATAGCCTAGTGTAATGCTTCTTCCAACTGTTAGCCCCAGGTACGCCAACACAAGGAATGCCAACACAAGCAGATAAAGTAATTGTATCGAGTTCACCTTCACATACTCCTATCCAGTCACCGGCTCGATCGATATCGAGCACGTTATACATCTTTGTTTCTGCACCAGTCATACTCATATACTTAGGTTCAACAGCCGGATTAAGAGAGCGGAACCGCAGATCAACAACGCCAGTCTTAGTAATATACGGAATCGATAATCTACCAGTAAACATCTCATGTCCAGTCTCAGGCTCCGCGACTACGCCGAATCGAGCCAGCCGTGCTGCCTCTGGAGTTATACCCCTGCTTCTTAGGTAGTCGTAAGCCAGTGAGATGTTTGCCGCGTACTTGTCCGCTGCAAGCCCCAGCAATTCCTTCTGCGATGCTGTTTGCTTCATTGAAATCTACACCTTCTCTTTTGCATATGAGTTGTAAACTATTTCCCGACATACCACATGCGAAACAAACAAAGATTTGTTCGTTAAGGTTTGCTGAACCTGACTTGTGCGTGTCGTCGTGGAACGGACACTTGATATATACTTGACCGGAGTCTCTAGTAATTGTTGCGCCATAATACTCTAACACCGCCTTAACTTTTGGTAGATCAGTCATCGAATAAATCACCTAACCTAAACACTAGGTAGGCATCTGCTATTGCTTTACCCCTCGCCTTGATGACGACGGCCGGTAAGATGGACTCGATGGAGAGGCCTCTTGCTTTCGCATAATTGCCTGCTTCAACGCTTGCCTCTTTACCCCAGCCAGAGAGGTCGATCTTATTCCCAGCGCCGGGTGCTTTACATTCGAGGATTCCGATGTTCCCGAGGAAGTCCGCATGAATGACAACATCACCCTCGTCATTCTTTCCAGCCCTCGCCAACCTTTCGGCTGAGAATTTACGAGATCGAAACCAGTCTCTAACTTCGACTTCAAAGTGTGCTCCTCTTGCTTTGTGTGACTTGCGTGTGGTCATTTCTTTTGCTCTAATGCGTAGATACGGTTTACTAATTGTAAATGTCTAAGTTCTAAATCATGGATCAGTAATCTATTTGTATCATGATAATCTTTTAATTGCTTTAATCTTTTTCTAATACTCATATTGCTTTCAATTCTGTGATAGGTACACGCCATCCACCAATAGATTGATCTACCCATTCATCTCGTCTGCATTCATCTGCAAAGAAATGACCATAGATTTCTACCTGTGAATAGTATTCTGTATCTAATACCATACATCCATACACACACTTGCCTGCATCTTTACCCCAGAAGGGGATACCATTAGCCGTACGTACAGTACGCACCTCTATAGCATGACCAACATCAGGTAGATGAGCACGTTGCGAATGCAATTCATTCGGATACCAAGGCATGCTCCACACTAAATTCTTAGCCTTGGCAACTGCCCACTCAGCCACGTTAGCACGTATGCTAGCAGTAAGTTCGTGTTCTAATCTACCGTTAGCCTTGCCTTGTGCATAGTTTGGTCTATCAACACTACCAAACTTCATAAGCCAACGCTCTGTTGCAAGCATGGTACATACTCTTACTTCTTCTTTACTCAGTTCTACTATCATGAATTCTCCGGTATATCTTCAACGAACATGTACTCAGGATTGAATGCAACCCAAGTCATAAGATTAGCATGAGCATCTGCTCTGCCATATCTATTCTTTACAGGTGCTATAGCCATTGAAGTACCGACAACACCTAGGGTACAGATTAATGCTGGCAACTGGGATACTTTGCCTTGAATCGCTGAGCGTGGCTGGCATGGTCTACCTTCTATCGCCTCAGAAGTATGATGTAATACAATTACTGCTGCGTTAGTAGCACGGGCTAGGTACTTTAACTCTTTCATAATAGCACGCATTGAAGCAAACTCTTCGCCACCATCAGTGGCTACGTCCATTAAGTTATCTACTATAATACATACTGGAGGACAACCCCACAACTCTTCGAATGCTTGGACTTCTTCATCTATATCCTGCAATGTAGGACTAGATTCGAATGACCATACTACGTGACTACTCTTAGATAGAGTAGCCTTAGTCCATCCAATATCATTCTTTAACATCTGCTCTACATCACCTTGGCTTTTGCCAGAGATCATAGAGGCTAAGCGCATAGCCATAGTATGAGCATTGGTATCTGCTGATATGTACAGCGTAGGTACCTTCATTTTTAATGCTAGCGCAAGTGCGAGCGTGGACTTTCCTGCTCCGGGTGCTCCCGCAAACATCGAAACTTCGGCACGCCGAATAATGATTTGGTTATTTTCAAACGCTTTGAACGGCGACGGGAGTGGTTCGCCACCGAGCGACGCACGACCAACTGATCTGACAAGCGTACGCATGGATTACCTTTCTGATTAATAAAGAAGAGCCGTATCCAGATGGAGGGCTGACTACGACTCTGTCTCATTTTACCTTCAGCCAAGAAGGTTAGTTAACTGGCTTGCATTGCTCAGGACTTTGGGGTAATGAACATACCCACATAGCATATGGTTTGCCAGTCTTAGAACTTACGCCGGACTTATGGATTCGAGCGCCGTGTGGACATGTAGGCGTCGCGGATAGGCCCGGATTGCTTGTCGGGGCTGGAGCGGAGGAGGTGGATGGCGGAGTGCTTGGCATTGAAGGCGGTGTCTCCAAAGGGGCTGTGTTATATGAAGCAACTACCAATCCTCGTACTGCTGCAATCTGTGGTGAGTAATCACCGATACCTTCTAAGAGAACACTAAGTTCATCAGCGGTATTGGCACGGATATTAATCATATCCCCACCTGGGGTCTTGTATGAAACCTGTAACTTCCAGTCTTCTGTTGACATGTTAACCTATCTTTCCTGGGTAGAATTCGCAATGCTCTGTGAGTCCACATAGTACATTGCAGTTGTTTGTATTTGGTAAGAATAGCCCAGCCTTACGTGACTTGTCAAAAATATCTACAATGTACTCAAGTTTCTCATGAGTAAACTCAGATAGATCTATCGTATTTCCTGTGCTAAAGGTACGTGCCATGTAGTAATTACCCCACTTGACAGGCATACCGAACTGCTTTTCTAGCCCAACCTTGTAGAATCCCAACTGTAGGGGATTAGATGGGTAGCGTTGTGATGTTTTAAGATCCACAACTACCAACTCACCATTGACTTCGAACACTCGGTCAATAACCATCTTGACATTTACACCTGCTATGTCTACTATCAGACCAAGTTCTATCGCTGGCTCCCCTTCAGGGGTAGTCCAGATCTTCCAATCAGGGTTGTTAACACGCCATTGGATGTAGGATTCAAGCCACTTAGGGCCTGCTGTTTGCCAGAATTCTACATTCTCTTTGTCAGGATTTACTTTAGTGGCTCTGCCACCTACACGTGCATCAGTTAGATCGATGTCACCTAGGGATTCTAGCCATGCTTGATCCCAGATTTCTTTGATAGGAGTCTGTGTCATAATGTACTCTTATCGTAGTTCTCAGCAGCAAGGTGGAAGGCGGAGCCTCCAACAGACCAGACCGAAGGCTTCTCTTTGATAGCCATCAATCTACCTAGATAATACTGATGACCGCAGGTCATGAAGGTATTAAGGGCTGAATAGGATATATGTTCTGGTAATGTATACTCTTCTAGTTTGATTGTCATGGCATTAGTATAGGGGATTATGTTTATCTTGTCAAGTAAACTCTGATTATACTAGGTAGTTTGTCAAGTATATCTATAATTCTTGACACGATAGAGTCTATGTGTATAATTGATATATAAT